TTTGATCTAACAACTCCATTGCTTTATTTGTTGTGTAGACGTCTAAACCTTGGCTTCCAGCTTGTCCTAAAATATTTCCTAACGCTTGTCCGAACTCTGCTCCAGCTGTTGGAGCTGGTAGATTTAATATGTTCATTGATTAGCTCCTATTCCATAACCTGCACCAAAACCACTCAATCCGCCAGCAACTGCCCCCACTGGGCCACCTACTAAAAAGCCAGCTCCAGCACCACCTAAACCGCCAGCAGTTCCATATAGAAGCTTTTCAAGAAATCCTGGTGTTCGGGGAGATACATCATATGGTCTTTGTTCAAATGCTGGTTGCGTTTGTCCTAAGAGGTATTGCAGTCCTGTTTGTTTAAGTCCTGCTCTTTGTTGAGCTATTTGTTCCGCTAATCCAGTACCAGCTTGAGCTAGTTGTTGTTGATACGCACTTGAACTTTGCGCCCCTTCACCCATATTTGTATAATATTCGGCTAATCCTGGAATTGTTGATTCTGAAAACTGTCTTCTTAGAGGTGCTTCTAGTTCCTGTAAAAGTTCAGGATCGCCAGAAAGTAATCTTCTAATGAAATCAAAACCTCCAGGCAACGCACCAAGACTACCTTGTCCCATTTGCCCAAACAACATTTGACGACCAGGTATATTACCGTACATTTCAGGTGTTCCACCAAAGAATCCTTCCCGACCTGTTGGTGTAAACTGTGGTTGACCTAATGGCCCTCCTAATACGCTAGGTGTCATATTATGCCCCACCAAATCTTGAAATGCCTTTACCTACACCTTGCAACAATCCTAAAGCTCCACTTTCTAAAGCTCCAGGACTACGAGGAATTAAATCAAACGGTCTGTTTGCTAATGCTTGGTTTGCTTGTGCAAACAATTTATCCAACGCAGACATTCTCATACCTGATCTTTGAGCGGCTAAATCCTGTGCTAAACGGCCTGCTGCTGCGTTCATTTGTTGTTGGTAAGCACTTGACCCTTGTCCACCTTCTCCACGGGCTGTAAAGCGTCCTGCTAGCTCTGGGACTAGTTGCTCTTGAAACATGCGGATTGCTGGATCTTCAAACTCCCTATACAGGCCAGCTGATGGACCTAGTAGTGTTCCTAATAAATCATAGCCACGAGGTAAGTTTTCGGTTAAACCTTTAATCATCTGCTCATAAAGCATCTCACGGCCAGGTATGCGAACAAATTGTTCAGGTGTTCCTAGTAGAAAATCCCTTAAACCTCCCCGACCTGAAGGGGTGAATGTGGGGCTAGTTAAACCGCCAGGCATGAACCCTGATGGAGTAAAAGACATAAGACCTCAACTTTTATTTATAACAATGTCATTTTTATTTTTTTTAGACTAGTTTACGCATTCTTGACGTATTCGATTGTTACAAGAGTCTTTGTGTATGCTGTGTAATTGCCAAAAGTAGTTATGACAATGTTCGTAGCTGTGAGGTCTAATTGCACTTGAGGTGTAGCTTGTACGTAGGGTAAAGGTATGGCACCAACTGTAGGTTGTGTAGATGCTCCGTAGATGTTTAAAAATTCAAGATCGGTATTTGTAAAATCAATACCATGAGCGATATTAATTGATGCTGTATTTGGTAGAGTTCCGCATTCAAAGGTTTTTCTAAACGCAAAACGATTTCTTTGGGGGTCTCCTGGAATAAAAACTTGTTGCCCTGTGATTTGTTCTTCTGAGAGATAAAATCCAATCTGACGCAAATTAACAGCGGTTGCAATCAAACTATAAACAAAAGTCAATTGATCGGGGAGAAACTTAGGATCATCTGTAAAATCCACAGAGTTTGGTAAGAATGCTTGGATGTAATTACTTGAGTTAATCGTCATTGAATCAACCTACCACTGGAAGTAAATTGTATCACGATAGCCTGTATAATCATCTGCGTATAGCTTTCGGTAGCGTAGTTTGCAATCTGTCTTGTGTCTAAGGTTAATTGCATTCTCAAGGATTGTCCTTGTACGCTATTTTGCAGTATTGTCCATACGTATTCTTGAGACTGATTTCCAATTAGAAGTTGCGATTGGGATGTTGATACAAGGTTGCTATCCGAATAATCGATATTGTTGATAGTAGTGACACTGCCTAGGTTAGTGAGGGTATCTGTGTTTATCGGATTACCTAATGTGGTGTTGTCGTAGATATTACAAACAAAAGATCCTCCGTTAGATTGTGCTACATAGAAATCAATCTCATTTATTCGAATGGATATTGGGGATTGTAGGAAGTAGTTAAAATCTTTTGTGACTACGTTTGGTACAATAATTTTTTCAATCTGTCCAAGACCTAAATAAGTTCCTGACAAATTTAAAGGCGATCCATCTGCACGAGTGATTGCTACCGTGTCGTTGGTGAGGACGGATACGAAGTAATTAAAATCGTTGATACCTGCTGTGCCGATACATTCCGTAATTCTAATTGCATCCCCATCATCAAATCCATGATCCGTGACTGTTAGAACCCCTGTAGCGTTGTTTATGGCTTGTATGTTTAGTTGTGGATCATTTGCATTTAATCCAAGAAGAAACGCAAATACGTAGCCTTTTTGGTTTCCTGCCACAGAGCTTCGATAGCCTGTTATCTGTTCAGGATTACCCCACTCAAAATCTGCTACTCCCCATAGTATTTCCGTATTCCATGTTTCTGATAAATCAAGCGATAGGTAAGAATAACCAAACGCTGTAATTGTATCTCTATACTTTGCAAACGATTTGTTAATATAGTTGTAGATAAGAATTCTATTAGGGTAAACGTAATTTACATTATTAACTGATATGATTGAATCATCTGGATAGGCGAAGTAAACAATCTCCTCATAGTAGTTGATATTACCCGAAACTCTTTGTGGCCCGTTGTCGTTATTTCTTATCTTAAAGATTTCTGATGGGATTCTTTCATCTATTCTTTCTATATCTGTAGTTGTAGATTTATGAACTCCTGTTTGACCAAAACCCATAGCGTTTTTATCAAACTGTACTGTGGAGAAGGTAGATTCTACACCTAACTGGTCATTGATCTTTTGAAATACAAACGGTAGGACTTCATTTCCTGTATATACAAGACGGAATGTAGATCTTTCACAATATACAAGTACAACATCTTTGTTTTGCGCTATGCTGGTAATGAACTCATTGGTAGGGACTTCAATATAACCTCCCCGACCTGGTTTTGTTTCATCCCATGAGTAGGGATCTACGACTTGGCCTATAGGGTTTTGTCCCCAAAAAGGTGTTCCATTCTGTGACCATCTAACACGTTGCGGATATCTACGGGCGTTTGCATTTGACACGCCTTGTTTATCTTCAACAGTGTTAAAGAAAATTGTTCGGTCTTTGAATACACATCCAACTAAAGCACCCCTGAGATACCTTATATCTGCAAGTGCTGGGTTTGCGTTAAGATTAAGAGGTGGTTGAAAATTTGCAAAACCTGTTCCATCATACCATCGAATACCGTCCCCTGAAGTTAATGTAGAACCACCAACAACCATTATACCATTTCCAATGGCTGGGCCTGGGGCTGTGGCTGGGCTGATATCAAATGTGGTTGCAGTTACATTGCTGATTTCAAATGGAAAAGCAATAATTCCAGCAACTATTGTTGAGGAAACAAACGATACCACCATTCCGTTAGATAATCCGTGAGCTGCTGAGGTAGTTACTGTGTTTGTACCAGCAACATAATTAGTAACCGTTACAGATAAAACATGATTCCCAGGAACGTTATTCGTCGTCCAAAGAACATTACGATAGTTAAACGTGTCAAACTGTTGGTAATTTGCACCTGACCAAGTTACTGCTGGCCTTGGAGTGCTTGAGCTTTTGTAAAAGCTTGCGTCCTCAAATTGCGTATTTAAAAATAAATAGGCGTACTTAGTGTCAAATGCGAGGTTCTCTTCAATGTTAAGTTGAGTGGTATCGAAGTTTGGTAACCCCATGACAGGTAAGCCAGGATAATAGGCGAATGTAGCCACAATAGACGTTGCTGCTGGAGCTGAAGCGATTGTTATAGCACCTGTGGCGTAATTGATTGTGCCTGTTGCTAATGGGGGTGGTGGCGGAGGTGGAGGGATAATTTGAGTTAAAACACCTTGACCATCGTCGGTAAGAGTTACAGCACCTATGACTATGCTAAAAGATAGAGCCTCAAAACTAGATGTTATTAATTCAAGTGAGGCAATCGTTTTAATGTCTCCACTAAACGCACCTGCTCCATCTGTCGAACCCAACGTAAATTCAATTTCACGTCTTAACCTACCAACGAATTTAACACCGTCTTTCTGTTTCAAACGATTACGCCATATAAGAGCGTCTTCAAGTGTAGGGAATGCATCGTTAGACAACTTCGCTGGTGCGATGTTTGTTTGGTATCCTGTTGCGAAATCTGAGATAACGAGATTATTTACACTCATGAAGGTAACTCAACAATAGCTTGGTAAAATACTGGAACCGCAAACGCATCATCACCGTTTTCTTTTAAATATCTTGGTTTAAATGTTGCTGGATTTACGCCATTGTTTATGTTTTGTATCAACACTACAAACGCTTTTAAGGCTGTGGGAATATATGGGGGTGTTGCAACTACTTGACATTGTATTGAATAAATTTTTTTAGCATTTATACCATTTACTTCTATATTGTTATCCGCATCGTTAGTAAATGGTTTGTTTCCCCAAACAAAAACCAAACCACCTGGTAAAAATGTATAGCCTTGAGTGTTTAAAGCGTCTCCTGAAAGTGCAGGTGTAAGCCCTCCAGCGCTTAATTGTATTTCCGTACCGTTACTTTCTCTCCTTAAGAAAAGTTCTGGGTAATTTACAGCACTTGTAAGAACGTTTTTTGAATAAAGTGCAATCTGAGTAGTTGTTGTAGTTGGTGCAGCCCCTTGTACATTCAACCTAACTTTGTCGTGTGTGAGTCTTTTTCCTGAAGTAGGATCATTGAGATCGGCATGATCGTTTGATAATCCAGCAGCTAAGTTGTCAAAGTTCGCTCGAATCAAAGAGGTTGTGTTTTTAATTTTCTGGGCTGCTTGAGGGATATTTGTTGTATATGTTGACATACTTTTATCCTAAAAGAAAAAGTTGTTGTTACTAAATTGACCTGTCATTTGAGCAGAGTATAACGTTGCCACTCTCTGCACATCTTGTTGGTTTAATGTTCTTCTTCTAACAAGATCCATTTGCTCCTCAAGGTAGGGTTGATAAGCTTGGGCTTGGTCAATTTTACCCGTATCAATAAAGATCTTTTGAGCGGCACCAAATGCTAGTAGTTGCCACATCGCCTCAAACACTGGTTCTGATGCTGGACTAGATAAAGCTGTTGGTTTCTTGTATACGTTCATATTTACGATATAAGCACGATCTGGAATAGGTCTAAACGTAAATGTATCTTCGAAGAATAAAACAGATGTTGGGCGAGTTGCGCTATAGCTGTAGTAGGTGCAATTAACATCCGCTGCACTTTGAATCGCAATAGGGAAAACTATACTAATTACACCAGTTAGATAGTTAATCGTACACGAGCCTGCAATTGCTCCATTAGAGTCTAAAAATGAACCCTGACCATTGTCTCTTAAAACGATCGAGTCTCCGTTGATATCAATAGAGGCAACTATCACGTTTGAAATAATTGTGCCTACACCATTTGTATAACCTGCTAATACTGGACTTGTCGTTAGTGTTGCATTAAATGGCCCTGTAGTTCCGCTACCTGTTCCGATACGTTGAGTTACATCAAGTGTTGGAAAAGTACGATTAAATATGAGAGGATCTTGGAACCATTGAGTTTCATAGCCATTAACCTGAATCAATGGTTCAACAAGAGTATAATCATTCTTCGGGAAAGAGTAGCTAGCAACAAAAGGCTCGGTATAAAACTGGTACGTTTCTTTGAGATTTAACAGTTTCATTTGTTCGGGGAGGTCATAGAGATAAAACGTATTTACGTAAAAATCTATATTCGCATCACTCAGTTTAGCTGGAGTGTCTAAAGCTGTAATCCTACGAACTTTCGTCCTTATGTCTTGTAGCGTTGCACTCATAGCCCCTCAGTAAGTATTTCCACAGAAAATCTTTTTTCATATCCTACCTGTTTATGTACTTGTAATCCACTAACAGGGTCTGATACATAATCATATTTTGGAATTTTACTATCCATCAAATGTTTGATTTCCATTTTTGTTAGTTCGTAAGTTCTCCCCGATAAAAGCTTTTGTCTAATTTCAGGTTGGTTTGGATATAGTTTTAACGTGTATTGGATTGATCCTGTCATAGGTGCTTGAAGATCAATAAAACGGCAACGGAATTTTTTCATATCCTCTTGCATACGCTTATTTAGCTCTTCTTTTCTTTTCTTAACGTCATCAGGAAGAGGGTTAGCGTTTGATTTAACGATGATTTCGGGTTCTTTGTGTACGATTGCCGAAACTGTCATATTGTCTCCTTTATAAGTTGAAAGGGGGTAGTTTCCCACCCCCTAGTTTGTTAATATGTTGCATAGTAATAAATTACGTTGCCTGCTGCACCAATCACAGCTGAACCCAAGAGTAAACCTCTAACGCCATCATTAACTGATGCGCCAGGTGTTACGTTTCCTTGTGCTAGTGTTGTTCGTGATCCTGCTGGCTCTACCATAGCAAAACTAAACGGTACAGACCCAGAAGTTGGGAATGCAAACGCTGTCGCTGCGGATGAGTTAATATCAACCACAAATTGGTCAACTGCTGGCACGGATGATATTCTACCGCTCAAACCATTCAATTGAACAGTTCCAAAGGCTGCTGGTACTTGAAGTGATACTTCTTGCCCAACTGAATATCCGTGATCAACTGATGTTGTAATCGTTGTAGATGCACCAAGTCCAATCGCTTTAATAAACTTTTGTCTAGGTTCGAACAATTGCGGGACTTGCAATTTTCTTGCTTTTACTGCTGTTGCTGGTGCTGCAAAAGACCCTGCACTCAAGCCAATTTCAAAAGTATTAGCTGCAGCAGCAGAGACTTTAAAAAACATTCCTGCAATTTGTCTCATATCAGTTGTGCCATAGATTTTCACTATATCACCATTTTGAAAACCGTGACCAACTATAGATACAACTGCTGGGTTCGCATTTGTGATTGCAGTTCCTGTTTTTTCAGGCCCTAAAACATTTTCAGCAGACGTAAATGCTGTTACACCATTAGATGCAACTGCTGCTCCATTACTAATATTTGTAGCGGTTCCAGCTGCATAGCCTTCGTACCATTCAAATTGTCCTGCTGCACTTGAATTTGTTAGTTTTAAATACTTAGCTCCCGAAACAATATCCAAAAGTTTGGATACTCCATTAGAGGTAAAGCTGCCATATACTTCCGACATATTTTATCTCCTTATGAAAGCGTTGAGTTAAGTAGGAATACCCAAGCATCGTTGGTGATAACACCAGCATAGGCCATCTTGTATCCAACAGTTGCATTGAGTGCAAGTGGTGAAGAGAAGATTGGTGGTCTATAGATGAACGAAGAGCTATAACGATCTTGTTCAACGATACAGTAGGACTCTCTACCGATTACGATTAATGGATACACATCCGCACCGTTTGCAGAGGCGTTTGGCAACTTGGCTCCAATTGAGGAGAGCAAGAAGCGAACATTTGCAACTGCGCCATACTCAGATGGCATTGTGGATTGCATGGATGGGTAGCTAAATTTGTAGGTAAACTGGGGAATGTTTTCGAATTGACCTTGCAATTGAGTCGAACCCATAGCTAGGTACGCATCTCTTGTTGGACTTGTTCCAAAACGATTTTCACCAATGATACCATCCATAAACTCATACGCATTGTTTGAACGAAGACCTTTAATGACTTCGATTATATCTGAGTATGTGAGTTCAGTTGGGTTATCACCGTTTGTACCACCAGTACAGTTTACCTGTGACATGGTAGATAGAAGACGATCTCTTGTAAGTTCATCCTCTGTTTGTCTCAATGACACTCCAAGCCTTTCCGCAGCTGCGTTAAGGACAGGATCTTGTCTTTGTAGTGTTACCTGCTCATTTAATTCTACGTAAGTACCATAGAATCCAACAACCGCATCAATGTTAATAGCGGTTAATTGTTGAGCTGGGGGAGTTTGTCCCGAATTACCGATTGGCACAAGTGCTGCTGCCAATGGATTATACCTGGTCATCCTCAGAGTTGTTCCACCATTTGCCGGCATGGTTCTATAATCCGCGCCGATTGTATGGATGAAATAAGGCACAGGAGTACTGAGCAATTTCATCGAAAATGATAGAAGAACCTGTGGAGGCAAAGTAGATGTTGTTGTAATAGACATATCTAACCTTTATTGGTTAGCGACGTCCTTGAGATGCTCGCATTTCCTCATACAATTTCTGACGCATTTCTGCCGTCATTCTTCCCGAGGCAAACTCTTCTGCGTGGTCAAGTCCACTTTCTTTTAAAGAGGAGGTTGTTCTCGGTTTCTGTAGGTTTTGCCGTATGGTTTGTTTATCCACTTGTTCAGGATGTGCCCTATCCATCATGCGGATATACCTATACGCTGCAACTCCTTTCGCATAAGGATCGCTAGTAGCTCTTAAGACTTTCGCTAGTTCTGGTTCATCTTTTATGAGTTTTCTAACGTTATCCTCGCTTACCACGTCGTCAAAATCAGTAAACTTTGATCTAAGCCTTTCCTCTGCTGTCTCTGCTTCAAACTTCACCCTCTCTTGTTGGTAGAGTTCTTTAGCCATTTTTTTTGCGAGAAACTTTACGTCTTTCGCTGTGACGATATCATCGTCTGCTAAAGCAACATCCTCTTCTTCTGGCTGAGGCTGACGGCTGACGGCTGGGGGCTGTCTTTTTTCGAAATCTTCTAATCTCTGCTCGTAGTATTCGAGTTTTTTACGCATTTCTCTCCAGTTCCGATCCTGTTTAGATTCTTGAACTTGAGCCTCTTGCGTAGGCTCTTGAACTTCTTGAGGCTGATGTGATACCTCTTGCTCTAACACATCAATTGGTTGTTCGTCATTCATGAGCTTTCCTTGGCGAATGGATTTTACTGCCTATAAGTCTAGGATGCGCCTAGCCGATAGTACTCTCAAGATAGTTTTTCAATTCTGTTTATGTCAATTTTTTGTTATATAAAGATTTAGTTTAAAGGAAATCATGAAAGAAATAGATCTTGTAAAAGGTAGAAAAAACACGAAAGAAATCAATATCTCTGAACTATCAGCAAATGCTTATTCGACTCAAGAACGGTTGCAAGTACAAGAAATAGTAGATGAGAAAAAAAAGAATCATCAAAAGATGATGGATAAGATTATTGCTGAACATCGAAACTATGACCCCCAAGGTTATTACATCGTGGTGATAAGCAAAAACGACTACACCAATACTAACGTTATCAAAACTCGGTATTTTGTGAGGTCAACAAAGCCTGAGCCAGATTGGAGCCAAGATCTTTACTACTATGATAACCAAAAAGAATGTTTGTATTTTATCTATAGCTTACCAAAACAAGAGGATACGGTTTATTTCAAAAAGAACTGGGATCTTTTTAAGCCCGATTGGATACAGCCCATGATGGATATGATAGATGCAATGTTTAACGGTACTTTGATTAATTGGGATGCTCCAGGAAAAAAAACAGAAAACTTGACGCAACCAAAAAGAGATGCTACATCTAAGGTAAAATTAATTGTTTAAAAATGTTCAGTTTAGGAGTTTACCTAAAGCATAAACAGCAAATAGGCCCAAGCAGTACATTTCTTTTTTTTCTTCTAATAAATTACATTATATTTTATCTTCAATTTATCATTCGGAAAAATGGTAAAAAATCTAAGTTCTAGATTGAGGAAGGTGTAAAATACCTTCCTTTTTTTTTATTTAAATCCTATATTCATATTACCCGTATTGTGGGTATTGAATGAATGTGAGGGAGGTTACGTGGCCTCCCTTTTTATTTAACAACGCCACTTCTTACGAGCTAGCCTTAGACGTGATTTTGGGTTTGCTGCTGCTTCTGGAAACATCTTCATTTGTCCTGCTGATCTTGCGCAATACGACTTCCTACGAGCCGATCTTTTTGGTCCTGGGTCTTTTTCCGTTACAGCCATACTAAGCTTAGAGCCTGGATTTTCTCGACGGTAGGAAGCAATTCCTTTGGGATTGAGACCCCCTGATTTAGATTTTCCCTCTTTACGTTGCCAAGCTGGTGTCTTTGCCATGGTGTTTCTCCAAAAGGTTTAGCGTGATGGTTTAGTGCGAGAAGATGCATACGTTTTCACATTTGTAGGCTTACCACGTACACCTTGTTTAACCGCTCTTTTGCGTTGAACTGCTGATTTAATTTCTGAAGGGGTCATTTGCTGAGCCTTAGATTGAGGAACGCACTTGGGATAACCCTTAGACTCAAGTTTTGCTTTTGAACGACCACAAGGCTCGTAAGACCCATCCTTGCGCTTTGCACCAATATTGACCCATTTTTCAGAAAACCATTTTTTAAGACTCATAACCACCACCCCTAGCTTTATATGTTTTTACAAGCCAAGCGTTAGCGTAAGCCGACGGATATACCTTAAATTTCTTTTTAGCTTCACTTTTAACTTTTGCATACAAAGAGGGGTTTGTTGGTTTTGGACTATTTGCCACGTTGGAAGCTCCTGAGGGTTAGAGCTAGGTTTGCTCTTTTACCAATCTTACCGCCTTTAGTTGCGGCTGATTTAAGTTTAGCAACAGGTATTTTTTTCTCCATTGGTACTTTTAAGGCTTTATGGAGTTTACCTTTTGACTTAGGATTAAGTGCTTTTTGAATAAATTTTTCCATATTATTTTTTCTTCTTTGCCATGATTTTGATACCAAGAAGCATTTTTTCGCCTTTCATATGTTTTTTCAATTTGTCTGGAGAATATTTTGCGTATTCTTTGGCGTGTTCTTTACTCACTCCAGGAAGTTTTTTATTGCTCTTATCCATCGTCGATACACTAGAGAAAGCTTTTTTAGAAGACTTTTTTTCCATTCCTTCAGACTCATGCGCTCTCGCTTTTAATGATTGTTTCTTTTTGCCTTTGTGACGCATACCCAAAGACTCTTTGAGACGGTCCATAAACCCTTCTTTCATACTAACGATCCTGTATTCTTCGCCATTTAACTACTGGAGGCTGGGTTTTAATTCTGTACCCTTCCCAAATCTTACCGTTAAACCAAGCTTTAAATTTTAATTTATCGGTTGTAGATATTTCTACCAGATCAAAAAGTATCGGACAATACATGGAAAAAGAAATCCATCCTTCACCATCTTTTTCTACCTTGCCATAGAGAACCTTTATATTATCTACAACAAGTATAGGTTTATTTTTTTGGGGAAAAACAATCATAAACCCTCAAGCTTGCTTAAGACAAAATATTAAATTATTTAGTTTATATCTACTTACGACCTAAAGTAATATTTTTTGATAATCGAACTTCGGAATTTTTAAATACCCAAATTTCTGAATTATCTAAAAAGACGACCCAATAAAGATCCCCTTCTTCTCCTGAGTCTATGAGAAAGTTTGCGTAACCGTGACCCTTAGGAGTCACCATCGATATGATTGGGTTGAGTTGTAATATAATCTTGTGCCTTTGCAAAGATAGCGTCTATTTTTGATAGACCATCATTTACTGTCAGCGTCCCTTTTTTCTTTTCCATTTCCCATTCTTTTAAATCATCATCGTAAAGGGGTGCTGTTTCTTTATAAACCGATGTGTTGATTTCACTATCTAGAGCTTTCTTTTCACGACGTATACCAATTTGTAATCGTGCGTAATTGTAAGCCTCTAGTAGTTCAGGATTTTTGCTGAGAAGCTGCGTAAATTTGTTTTGAGATAGTTTATTGAGAGCTATGAATTCACGAATAATTAACATCGAAGGATTTTCTGCAAAAAGGTATAGATCCTCTGTAAGTTGTTTAATATCAATGTTCATAAACTATTATTTTCGTACCTACTTCAATACCGTATCTTTTTTTTCCAGTTATTTCAATAACTTGTTTGTCATCAAGATATATGATACCGCTTAATATGTCTTCCATCTGTTTGTTAAGATTGGTTGTATCAGGTCTTTTAGTATGATAAGGAATAGGTACAGGCTTATTTTTTAATACCTTTTTCAATATGGTGACTGGATAAGGTAAAATATGTTCGAACTCGATGCTTATTGGACTTTTGACAGGCGGAAACGGAAATCTATCAATTATAAGGCTCTTCACGTGATCGATGTATGGTTGATTAACGTTATAGAAAATGAAACGAGATCTTTGGACTTTCCAAGCTTTTGGTAATTCTTCAACAAATGTTTCGAATAGAAGTTTCAAGGATTCCTCAAAGCTTCGCCTAGTTCATAAAGGAAGCAAACAAACTAGGCTAAGCAAATGGTTACTTCTGAGAAGTACCGTATTTTCTAATTTGATTTGATGAGTAAGCGACAATTTTATCAGCTTCTTCAAAAGTATCATCAGGGATAGCGTAAGCTGAATCCCCACCTCTACTTCCAGCACGACCTACCTTCATACGCTTTACGTCTTGAGGCATGTTGGCGTATTCATCATGATCTGCGAACATTTTCATAATGTACCTATTTGTTGTTGGCCTTGGGCGAGGCCAGGGACTTGACTAACTACATTTGACAATTGTTCGTTTATTTTTTCAACCCCTAGATCTTGTTCTGGTTCAATTTTTGTTTTAATTGTCTCTAAAACCGAAAGCAGCTCTTTTAGATTTGATAGGTCTAAGCTTTGAAGACGAAGAGCAGTTTCGACAAGGTCAAGGTTAGCTTTGGTTTTATTTGCTTGGGCTTGTGTGATACGTTCTGCTGATAGTGCAGTATCAAGGCTAACTTTGTTTAATCTTTCCGCTGCTAATGATTGTTTTGACTTAGCTTCCGCTAACAAGTTCTCGTTTTCAATCATCTGTCTTTGTGTTTGTAGCTGTTGCTGAACTTGTGTTTCTCTTTGTGCCATCATCTCTTGTTCTGCTACGGCGTCGGTAAGTTGTTTTTTGTCGATGAGTGGGGAGTTTTCGATAAAGAGCTTTGAAGGTACAGGAACGCCCAATTGACCAAGTTGTACAAGTTGCTGGAACTGTAGACGCTTTTGGCTGTCTGTGTAGGCAACTTCATCAACAACAATGTTAAACTTAGTAAATGTTTTGTTCTGAATCATCGGGTCAATTTCTTCACCAATCACATCTTCATATTTACCAAGTTTCCAGTTGTTTTGTAAGCAAGTAAGCATCTTCTCCCCGACTAGTTTTTGCGTTGAGTCAAGTTGGTCAAAAAGACGTTGAAGCATTGTAAGACCAGCACCTTGACGCACCATAGCAAGGATTCCTGGGACGTCATCTTTAGCCATTCCCATGAGTTCTTGATTTACTAGACCAGTTTGATAGACGAGGTTTTTAAGTTCGTTTTGTAAGCCTGCAAGACCAGGGTTCGGGGAGGTGGGTTGGATCTTCTCGATGTCAGACATGTTTGCGTTTTTAGCAACTTTGACATTGATACCGTTACCGCCTTTCTTAAGATCTTCAGGATTAACGACGGCGTTTTCTTTATACTTCCATCCAGAATTTACTTGAGACTCGATTTGATCCGCTGTATTGATAAGAACACGGTTATAGAGGAATTGCGAATCACGCATACCCCTGACTAGGCCTTGATGACGTAGGGCAAAATTGGTTAGCTCGCTATT